GTAAAGTACCAAAAGAATATTGACCTCGACAGGCATACACTCAGGGAAGGCAGCTAGAAATAAACGATGATACCTTTGTCCGTAACAAACCCGTGTCCCTGTAACGTGATACGGTACTCACCATCAGGAATAGGATTAGGGTTGGCGATTCGATGCGGTGTCTTACCATCGTGAAGGTACAGCTTGCCCAACTCATACGGGACATACGTTTCGGGTGGCAGCTCGTTATGGGTCTCGAAAATTTCAATGTCTTCATCGGTACAGCCAAACCAGAAATCACAGCCGCCGCCGAGAGTCGGCAACTCGACAGGGACAGTAAAACTGAACGGGTCACGCCAGTCATAGGCTGACAAGTCTAAACGGTCATACGGTTCGTCTACGTGTACACTGCCTGACAGTCCTTGAGATTTGCTGTCGAATATGTGAAAACCTGCCAACCCAAAGCCTCTGAAAGGTGTCGAACACGGCAGGTCTACGCCCATTATTGCGGGTAACTCACGCCAGAGCTTCTCGTACAGCTCCTTCATCGTGTGGTACATCGGCTTGTTAAACGCATCCGCGATGAACGGATACGCCAGAGGGTTATCTTGGTAAGTGGCAGCGCCTAGCGTATAAAAGCTGTCGCGGTCTTGATAGAGCCAAGACAGGTCTTTCACCTGTTGCGTTACGGCTTGTGATTGCCCTTCCGTTAAAAAGTCATGTGTCGTTATCATATCCTACCCGCCGCTACCATATCGGCATGTATAGCAAGCGCGATGGCGCTAGTATCCGTAACGCGGCTATAGTAAGCGCGTTTGGCATGGCTTTTTATTGCGGGAATCCCCGCTTTTGTCAGGGGTCTATTCGGCACTCTTCCCTTTTTGTAAGCGGCAGTTGTGACGCGAGGACGGATATTCTTGCCGTCGAGCTTTATCACCATGCCCGCGCCGTAAGATATAGTGTTCTTTATAATAAGAATGCGTGCATATTTCTTCGCACGTTCTTCCTCAAAGTAGATAGCGCCTGAAAGCGCAGGATCGCCGAGCACCTCGAAAATCTCCGGTACTGTAAGCCAATCATGCGGCCATAGTTCCACGGCTTTGCGCACTGCAAAGTCAGCGTTGTTTTCAGCGGCGGCTGCCATAGTCTCTTTCGTTTCTGTCGTTGGCGGTGGTGCGGTCAGTTCTTCTATATTCACGACCCGCGTCTGTAACCATCGGTAAACACTTCTTCCCCATGAAGGCATACCGTCGGAATCGTTTACACGCAGCCATTTGTTAAGCGCGGTAAACACGGCGGGTTCAGCAGGGACAGGCGCATTTTCCATGATAAAAAAACGTCTGTCACCGGCAGGGATCGCCAGCGCGTTCGCATGGTTAGTCAAAAACAGGTAGCTAGAATGCACCTTTGATTCTCGCTTTAGCCCGTACTTAGGGTTAATCGAGACCGTTGCGGTACGCGGGTCAATAAAGGTTTTTAAACGCTCGTAGTTCCCGTAGGCATCAGCATTCCCGCCGGTAGAGAGCGTTTCTTCCGACACGATAAAAGGCTTTTCTCGCCATTCGTTAAACCCTGAATCTCCCAGCATGTCGCGTAGCGGCACGTCTGCGACATTAGGCTCGCCAATCAGCGTTTTGATCATGTCGGCGAGTGTAGACCGGCCGACACCTTGCTTAGTTGCCACCATCACCAGCGCTGCTCCTCTGAACGTCATGTCTTGGCATTTTGCCGCCAGCCAATGCAGGAAATAGTCACGGGAAAGTTCGTCAGGTATCAAGTACTCAAGGTAGTCGATAAATTTGGCAACGTGCTCATCGTTAATCGGCCCTTTACCCCATGCAGGAATGCTGAACAGGTTGACGAACAACTCATCGTCCCTGTCAACTATCCTAGAGGTGGTACTTGGGTCGTAAGTAGCGCCAGATACGGTAACGCGGCTTTTAGATGTCTTCCATAGTGACGTTTCAGTAATAGCCTTTGGCTTCCCATCCACTCTCTGCACGGTAACTGAGTGTGGATAGGCAGTGGTAAACGATTGTAAGGTCATCATTCTATCGCGGCGGAAAGATTTTATGTCTCTGACGGAGTTACAAGAAGTATCGAAAACGTACTGAGATGCCAGCGCTGCCGCAGGATCAATCGAGCCGGCTTCAGGTCCGCCGTTAACTGCGACATAAGACAACATGTCTGCGGTCTTATTCCCCGCGCAAGAGTCGTGAAAGCAGTTAAAGCCTCGGCGGGTAACGTCATCACCACGTCCTAGCGGCATGTAACTCGCACTCCCATCGCCACTTGAGTGGCCTTCACCCCACGGACACGCAATGCTCACCCACGAATGGCCGTTGTCGTCTTTTACGTTGTCAGTTTCGTACAGCCATTCCAGTACAGGGTCGATAAATCCATTCAAAGACGCGGCGACAGGTGATAAAGGCGACCACGGTGAAGCACCGACAGAACGTGAAGCGCGGCTTTTAGTTGCGGCTTCTGCATCTTCAAGTATGTCATCCCAACTGGCGTTAAGCTCAAGCGCGTCAAGTATATCTTGTGGCGTGTACACGATATCATTAAGTTCAGTCATAACGCTGACAAAACCCGCTTTGCCTTTCTTGCCGTTAACGCCTTCTGGCAGTCGCACGATTTTACAGGGCATCTTACCGCCTTCATCACTCGCGCCAGACTCATACACGAGCTGGATAAGGGCTGTCGCGGCAGCGAAATCACGCACCGGTTCGGCGAGTATGTAGCCGTATTGGAAATTACCTTCGCTCGTTTCTATCTTGTAGGAAGGTGTAAACGTGTCAGGTATCTTGCTAAAAGGGACTTTTGTGCCAATGTCGTCAAGGACTACAACGCGAAGTGAACGAAATAACGCGCCGCGATTGTAGAGCTTTCCATCATCAGGGTGAAGGGCGCAGGTTGATGTGCCGAAGTACAGCGACATTGCTTTTTTGGATGTCTGGACAAAATTCTCTGTATCTTCGTCAGACTTAGGATAGCCCATGCCTGTCGATAACGGCTTCCGCCGCCATGTCAGTATGTGCTCGTCTTCGTCCATCTCCGCATGAAAAACGGCATCGAGAAATTCATTGATGCGTGTCTGGTCATACTCTCGCGGCGGAAGGTTATCTTCGGAAGTAAACGCCAGTGGTTTAGATACGGGAACTGGCTGCGCGGCTTGAGCTGCTTCAAGAGACGCTATTAGTGCCGCTTGCTTTTCTTTTTTGTCTTCTGTATTGTCGTGCTCAGTCATTACTATTTCCTTTGAAATTGTTTTGGTGGTCCTTGGTTGGGATTATAAAAAGCCCTGTCTGTTTATGCGGTCGGGGCTTTTTTATGCCTGTTATTTGCCATACCTGTCCATTACTTCAGGCTCTGCTTTCAAGGGTAGGGCGTTCGCCCAATCCGGTACAAACTCCATCGTGTCTTGAAGTGTTTGTTTCCATAATTCTGTTTCTGCTTCTGGCACATCCAGTATTATTTCGTCGTGGGCATGTGCCACTACCGGCGCACCGGCATCAACCATATCGCGAAGTGCCTCACGTAGCAAGCAAGCAGACGTTGCTTGCGTCACATTCTCCGCCAAAAACCCGCCCCAAAGCTGCATTCTAGGCCACGGTTCGTTGCTGTCGGCACGGGGCTGAACACTAGCTTTCATGCAGGTTACAAGGCCGTTTTCTATCTTAGCTTTAGGGTACTGTATGACAGAATCGTTAGGCAAAATACAAAGTAAAGTGCCGTCAAGTAAACCGGCCACGTAGATGTAACGAATACGCCCTGCTGCGAAAACTTTGTTGGGGGCGCGGACCGCCTTGACAGCGGCATGTTCAAGCGCGTACCAAAAATCCATTGCCCATTTGTTAGCTTTGCGCCATCGTTCAACAACGCGTTTGATAGCACTGTCAGACAATTCAAGCCCGTAGTTTTTCGCCATCGCTTTAAACGCGCCAAGTGCGCCACCAAAGCCCAATGACAAAACAGCGACTTTACCGGTCTGCCGATCATACTTGCCCATCTCGTTTGCTGTCTCGACGTAGATATCGCGGCCGTCTACAAAGATGTCCAGCACAGAGCGTCCGCCCTTGCTGTCAGATAGCCACGGCAAGACTCTTGCTTCAATCGCGGACCAATCACCCACGACAAACTTGCAGCCGACAGAGGGGATTACAGCCGGTCTAAGGAGGCGAGCGAGTGTGTCGATGACGGGTGAGGGCAGTTGCATGTCGTCGCGCATATCCTGTAAATACGTTTCAGCATCTTCAGCACTAAAACAATCGCGGCGCATGTTCTGTAATTGTAATCCGCGAGAAGCATAACGCTGAGTTTGACCAGCGCCGGCAAATACAAAGGCACCGTGTACACGGTCTGTCTCTGGGTCAGCGCGTTCAAGCATGGCGGTGAATTTTGCAACACTGGTGCTTCCGCCTTGATGAATAAGATCGACAGCTTCGCGTAAATATCCATCGAGCTGCGGCAAAGCCAATAGGTCTTCTCGAATGTGTTTATCGAGCGAAAACTTAACAGGGTCCGTTGGCTTCTTACGCGGCTTTTGTAGCGCGTCAAAAACTGGCCCTTCGGTAAACTCGGCCATTATCAGCACTAGCAACTTCCCTGTCTCGGTCACGCTCCGTACTTCGCCATTGGTTAGACTGGACAGCCTGTCGCCAAGCTCGGCTTTTTCGTCCGCCGCGTAACTTTGCGCCAGTGTTGCGAGTTTACGGTCGATACGAATACCGCGGTCGTTGATGCGCTCGTTAACCTGCCAATCTTCGTGATCAGTGTCGAGCATGGGGCGAAGACTAAGCGCGAGTCCTTCCGTTGCGAGAACGTCTTGCTTGCAGTATGCGCCCATTTGCCACATCAGCTCAGGGTCGTCGTTAAACGTGCCGTCTCTTTGTGGTTTGGACAGCTTACGTATCAGGGCTGATCCTCGATGGTCCTTCTTGTGTAGAGCATTCATCGCACGGGTCGCACCGTCAAGTGTAGCGGGGAAAGCGTTTACACGACATTGTGCCGCCGTGCAGCGCCATTTCTCGGCAGGCAGTTCAGGGAAGTCGTGGTCTTCAACCGCGATGCACTCGTATATCAACTGGTCAAAACGGGCGTTATGCGCTTCGATAACGTCCGCATCGGCTATCGCCCAATATAGATCGCCGTCCACGCTATCATCGGCATACCAAAGCCACGAATTAACGTGGCCTGTATCGTCGCGAAGTCGGAAAGAGCAACACAGGATTTTCGTGCTTAGATGTTGGGCGTAATTGTCCGCGCCGACTTTTTTAAGGTCGGCACGGCTACGCGTCTCAAAGTCCAAAGACATTACAGAGGTCATATTATGTCCTCGGTGATCGAGCGAGTTTGATGGCGGCTTGTATGCGCTTATGTTCGGTTTCGTCTAGCCCTTTGACTATGCTCATTTCCATAGGTAGCGAGTCTTTCAAGGAATGTAACGCAGTTTCGGCGCAATAACTCGCAATGGAGCGCGCCCAGTTAGCCTCCTCGTCGTCCCCCTGCGCTTTATCAAACTCGATACTAACCGCAACACCTAACAACTGATGCACTTTCTCGGTCATCGAGAGAAGGATTAAAGGAACAGGCATTTTACTGCCGTTTTTTGTGCTGATTCTTAATCGCTCGGTGAGCAGCTTAGTGAGCGCAATGTTATTGTCTATCAGTGCTTGTCGTTCGACCTTAGGAATACTGTCTAGGTTTTTCATCGTGTAAACGTCCTATTGATTGGCGGAGATAAAAACGCCGACTCAAGGCCGGCGTTTGTTTTACTCTAAACTGCGATTAAGCAGATCGTCTTTTCCGCTTTCGAGCCGTTGGCTCTGGTGCGGTTTCAGGCGTTGGTTCTTCTATCGCCGCGACAGGTTCAGGTTCCGTTTGTGGCTGTCCCTCCTCAGGTTTATGAACCCAACCCTCTATCGTCAGTACTGGCTCAAACGTTTTACCGTGCTTCTTATGAACGTAACTGGATTTCTCCAATACGATCTCAGGGATGTAATCCGTGCGGCCGGCATTTCCACGATTAACGACAGCAGTAAGGATACTCGCCGCCGCTTTTATCCCGCCACGCGAAGACGTTTTGTAAAGCAGTTGAACCCCTTCTTCTGGACCTTCCACGCCTTTCATCGCGAAGCCCACTTGTGGCACCCAACTATTACCTTCGACAGTTGGCAGGGATGCCTTGTCGATAGGTGGTTGGCCTTGCATAACCATTTCTTCGCCTTGCAGCTTAAAGTCGTGCCACGCTATCCAACCATGTATGTAGGTTTCAGGGTCAATAACGAAAACGCTTTCGTCAGAGACTTCTGTATCTTCACCACCATAAACCCATTCGCCAAACTTCGTTAGCTTGAGAAAGAGAAAGTCGTTATCCATAACAGCGGGGGAATGTGCTTGCGCTTCCTCAAGATTTGCGATGAGAGTAGATATTGCTGCCGGTAAGTTATTAGTCGTCATTTTATTTTCCTATTCAGATTTAGATTTAAAGTTATTGATCTAGCAAGGCATTGAGTTGCTCAAGCCCAACTAAGGGAAGCGCAGCAGGGCGTTTATCGTCCGACTTTGCTAGTGTTGTGCCACTTGACACAGAAGTTATATACTGCCCGTACTCTTTCTCGAAGTCAACACCCAATTCCTTACAT